ACATTTGGAGGTAACCAATGCCCATACCGTTTAAGCAAATCCCCAATAACCTTTTGGTCCCCGGCCAATACGGGGAAGTTGACAATTCCGAAGCCGGTGCCCAGGGGGATGTGAAAAAAGTCCTCATCATGGGATATAAGCTCGCTAGCGCCCCTGCCGTTGCCGGGAAGCCGGTGCAGGTACTTTCGGCCGCGAAGGCCGCCGAACTCTGCGGCTACGGGAGCCCCCTCGCAATCATAGCGGAGGCGTTCCTCGACATCAACAAAACCGAAGAGTGCTGGCTCCTCCCAGTGGATGAGCCAAGCGCAGGGACAGCCTGGGAGAAGGCCTTCACCGTTGCCGTTGACAACCCCGGTGCGGGAGCGGTGAATATCATCGTCAACGGCAAAACAATTTCCGCCGCCGTAAGCGCGGGCGCGCTCGCTTCCGAAGTTGCCGCCGCTATCATTGCCCGGATCAATTCCGAGCTTAACCTCCCGGTGGAAGCCGCTGCGGATAATGACGAAGTCACAGTGTCCGCCCTGGTGAAGGGAATAGGGGGCAACCGCAATACGGTTACCATTGAAGCCGCAGCCCCCGGCGTTTCCATTGAGGCCGATGCGACTAACGCAGGAACAGGGACAACGCCCCTCAAGGCCCTTTATGCCGGGCTTGGCGGGAAGCGCTACAATTATTTTGTCTCCGCTTTCGACGATGCGCAAAACATCAAGGACCTCGCCGCCGAGCTTGATGACCGCTTCTCTGCCATGCGGCAGATAGGGGGCCGCGCCTTCATCGCCCTTTCAGGCCAAATTGGGAGCGCCACAGAAGCGGGTTCCATCCTCGCCCAGGCGGCAGGCGTGAACTGCCCGCACATCGCGCTCATCCCCCGCTTTGATAACCCCCAGCTTCCGGAAGAGTGGGCGGCCAGGATTGCCGCCACTGCCATCCGCCTGCTCGCGGATGATCCGGCGGCAAACACCTACGATGCCCAAGTCAACGGCCTCGTTTCTGACAATGAGGCGGGCTTCAATGACCGCCAGAAGCTCCTCGAAGCGGGCGTTACCACCTGGAGGCTTGACCCCTCCGGGAACGTGCTCATCGAGAGGCTTGTGACTTCCTATACGGAGAATACTGACGGCAGCCGGGATACAAGCTACCTTGACATCCAGGTGCCCGAAACAGTTGATGCGGTAAGGACCTACATCAACGCCGAGGCCAAGAAGCGGTATAAAGACTGGAAGCTCGCTTCCACAGAAGAGAACTTCGGGGCCGGGGCCAAGGTGATGACCCCAGGCGTGTTCCGATCCTTCCTTGCGGATTTGTACCAGTCGGTTTTTATCCAGGAAAAACAGTGGTGCCAGGGTTTTGAAAGCTATAAGAATTCCATCGCAGTGGAAGTAATGATTGACAGCAAAACCAGGCTCCAGTACAAGCACAAGCCGGATCTTATAGGCCAGTTCCTCATCGGCGCAGGTCTCATGCAATTCAAGTAAGGAGTAAACCATGGAACTGAAAAAAATACGCAGGGTGATATCTTCCGTCCTCGGTGAGCTTCCCCTCAAGGAAGGGGGCGGCACCTTCAAGCCCGCTTCCTTTAAGCGCGAGACCCAGGGCGCCGAGGTTGCCGAAAACATCGGCTTCACGGAAACCCCAACCGCCGCCGAGCTTACCCTCACTCTCCAGGCATCAATGGATCCGAGCGATTTCAGGAATATCAGCAATGACACCCTCACCATCTTTTTGGCCGCAGGTGGGCAGCACATGATGCCCAAGGCCTGGGTAACCGAGGCAGTGGAGCTTGGCGCAGGAGAACTCAAGGTAACGTATAACAGCGCGAAAAGCGAGAAGCTGACATGAGGCTCGATCCTTTCGCAGTTGAAACCGTAATCCTCCGCGAGCCCCTTAAGCTCGGGGAAAGGCTTGTAAAAGAACTGTCCTTCAAGCCGCCAAAAGTGAAAGACCTGATGGCGGCAGGGTTGTACCCTGAAGGCTCCATGGCCTTTACGCGCGCCTTGCTTAGCTCCCTAACGGGCGAGCCGGAGAGCATCATCAATGATATGATCCCGGAGGATTGGGCCGATTGCCTTGTTATCCTGAATAGGACATACCAGCGATTTACCGGGCACATCAACCTTTTTGATGAAGGAAAGGAAAGTGAAAACCCTACGGAGGCGGCTGCACCGCCGCTGAATTCATCAACGCCATCCGGCGCATAGCAGGGGAGCTTTTGGTGCTTATGCCGGGCATGAATTATGAAACGGTCATGTCTTTCAACTGGTTTGAATTAAAAGCCTGGCATGGCATCGCCATTCAAACCTACAAAGCCATGAAGGGAATTTCATAATGGCTGAGATCAATGCCGGTGTCCGTCTTTCATTAAAAGATCAGTTTTCCTCCGGGCTTAAAGGCGCAGGCCAATCAGTAAAGGATTTCGGCAGCACTGCACTCGGCGCAGTGGACAAGGTCAACAAGGCTTTTTCCGGCTTAGCAGGGACCCTGGCTGCCGTAGGCGTAACCGTCGGAATTGGCGCGGCAATCAAAACCTACATCGCTCTTGACGACCGCATAGTCCGCATAGGCACCGACATAGGCGCGTCCGCGAAGCAGGCGAACGAGCTTAAGCGCAGCCTCTATGCGGTGGCCCAGGACCCTTCAATAAAAATGGGCACCGATTCCCTTATGGCCGCCATGGAAACTTTTTCCGGCAAAAACTTTGACGCGGATTTTATCCAGGAAAATCTCCGGGACGTAGGGATCGCCATGAAGGCCACAGGCGCGTCCGGCGAAGAGATGGCGAACTTTTTTATTGAGTCTTACAAGAAAGAGATGGACAAGGATGCTATCAAAAAATCCCTCGACGACATGTCGGTCATCGGGGATCAGCTCCACAACCAGTTCAGCCTTTCTGCTTTTACGCAAGCTCTCCCCGGCCTTGAAGCGACCAACACCCTGCTGGGAAAATCCGCCATGAATACCACCGAGTTATTTAAAGCTATGAATATACTTGGCGCGGGGACCAAGAGCCCCCAGAGGGCCGTTGCTGCGTATAATTCCATTGTCAACGAATTGGCCGATCCGAGGAAGCAGGAAGCCCTTTACAAAATGGGGGTCAAGGTGCGGGACAGTTCCGGCGAGTTCAGGAACATGGCCGACATTTTGGGGGACATCTCCGCCACGGTTGGCGATACGGATAATTTCGACAACCTCACCACGGTTTTTTCCGGCGCTGCCATGGACGCGATCCAGGCGTACAACAAATTCGGGAAGCTTGCCGATGGCCTTGAAAACTTGGGGGATACAACTGGTACCCTGGAGCAGAAAGCAGCATCCAATGCATCATCCTTGCAGTCGAACCTTGTCAATTTGCAGACGGCTTTCATGGGGTTCGCCGATCAGAGGCTCACCGGGCCGCTGGAAAAACTAACCGAGTTTTTTAATAAGCTGGCAGAAGATCCGGGAAAAATTGAGAAAATCCTTTGGGGCATAACTGCTGCCCTTGGCGCAATGGCAGCCATAAAAATCACTGCTGGGGTAGCGTCTTTTGTCGCAAACTTAAAAGGGATCCAAAGTGGGAAAGTCGATCTATCCGGTGCGGCTGGCGGCAGTGGCGCGGGGATACCCGTCCATGTTACCAACTGGGGTGGCGAGGCGGGGGCTTCCGGCATGCCAAGCGTTGGAAACGCATCCGGCCCTATCCCAGGTATTGGGAAAACCCCGGCAGGGCATCCTGCGGGGACCACGCTCGGCAGGCCAAAATTTGGCATCACGGGGTCCCAGGCTTTAAAAGTAGGAGGCGGCGCCGCAATCAGCGCGGCGCTATTCGCCGTCCCGCAGATGATCGGGGAACTTGGCGAAATATCCAAAAATGAGGGCCTCACCTCCAAAGAAAGGAATAAAGCCAAAGGCGGCGCAATCGGCGGGGCGGTCGGTTCGATAGGCGGGGCAGCCGCCGGCGCGGTCGCAGGGGCAGCCATTGGGTCAGTAGTGCCTGTCGTAGGGACAGCAATAGGCGCATTGGCCGGCGGGCTCAT